GAGGCGCTCACCGACGCGACCACCGGAATCACCATCGGTATTCGTGAGTGGTACGATGAGGACTCCGGCGTGCTCAAAAAAGTCTGGGAGTGCTGCTTCGGAAGCGTGGCTGGCATTGCCGCAGGTCTCAAGCGCATCACCAACGACTAAGCAGATGGCGAATTACTCGCTGGTGCTAGGAGTGAGCAAAGGGTCTGCCGAGGTGATTGGTAATCCGATCGCCAACGGTGGAGCTAAGCGACTGTTCAAGCAATTGATTGCCGACAACGGAATCGCAGGCGCTTGCCAGTACGAAGAGGTGTGGCTTGTGGACACTCTGCAAGGCCGGTTAAGGCGCAAGGGATTCGTTTGTGGGTCAGCACCGCAGGCTGAGTCTGCAGAGCCTGCAAAGCGGCGCGGGCGTCCTCCAAAGGCCACTGTGTAAGTTCGCAAAAGAAGTAATTGAAGGGGCTGCGTTGGGCAACTGGCGCAGCCCCTTTTTCTAAACACACATGTCCGAGTTCGAAGATCTTATCCGTGTTGGATTTCGCGAGGTGACGGTGCAGGCCGGATCCACCATCACGCGCAACGACCAGTCGGCTCGATGCGTAATCCTGCCAGCGATTGAGACTCGGGAAATGCAGGCGTCTGGCTATTACCCAGAGGCCACCAGCACCATCGAGATGGAGCGTGATGATCTGCAACGCCTGGGGCTGGATCTCAAGGCCGTGTGCCAGCTCAATGGTAAGTATCTGCGAGTGGTCGGTATTGATGACGACGCAAATGATCCATGTGTGCAGGTGCATCTCAAGCTCGAGCAAAACGTGGTTGTTCCTCGATGAATCCTAAGATCGAATTTAACGACACTGGGTTTAAGCAAGTGATCAAGGAGCTGGCCAAGATGTCAGGCAAGACTTTCGACGAAGTGCTTCGCGCCGAGGCAGGCCGTGTGCTTCAACGCATTATCAAGAAAACACCGGCATCTGGAGTTACTCAAACGCGCAAAGTATCCCTGCGAGATAAAGCTGCTGCGATTAAGAAAAACGCAAACCGTGCATTTCGTTTTCCATCTGGAGAAGTCATCTATACTCATCCGCAAACGCATCGCAGGATCTTTCTAGATGTATCCACTTTCAAGGGTGGGACAGGTGAAAAAAAGCCGATGGATAAGCGCGGCAAAACAATCCACGAGATGGACGGGAACAGGCGCTGGAGCAACATCCGCTGGCAAAAGTATTTGTCGCTGGAGCAGTCAATTAAGCCAGCTGCTGCTGATGTTGCGCGCAGGATTCCACTGACAAAAGGTGTGGCGCGGCAGTCGTGGGTAAAAGCTGCGGAAGACCTAAGTATTGACATGTCGCTTATCAAGTTCCCGGCTTACGTTAAGAAAGCGCGCCAGCTATCACGCAGGCAATTTGCCAACTCACAAGGCACCAAGTTTCAAACTAAAACAAACTACGCCTTGGATTTCCAAAACGGATTCCCTCAATTCCAGAACGGCGACTATCAGAGCAACGTAATCCGTGGCGCAATTAACGCACGAATCAAGGCATTCACCAGTGACGTTGAGCGCGGTGTATTTCTCGACGTAAAAAGGAGAGCAGATCGATACAAGGGAGTCTTCGTTACACAATGAGCGCACCAGATTTGCAGACGCTGTACACCGTGGAACCTGCTGTGGAGTTGGCGTGGAAGACTGTGCTGGCCGAGGCTGGCATCGATGCCTACACGCAGCGCGAGATTGAGAATCTGCCGATCCCGCGAGTCGATGTGCAATGCACACTGGGCGATTTCACAGGTCACCGTGGAGAGATCCAGTCAGGCGTCTTTACCATGGACGCATGGAACGCATCCATCACGCTTGAGGTGGTGACTAAGCGAGTTGAGGACCAGCCTACGCTGCACGCTGAGAACGTCGCTAAAGTAAGAGGAGCAGCATCCTATTACGCGAACAAGTTCACCGAGGCTGTACTGCCGTACCACACGCTCACATACATTCAAGAAAACGGGACAACCCCTCAGGTCGGCAGCGACGATGAGACCGACCGCAGCACCATCACCTTCTCAGCCATCATTTGCATTCGCACGAATGCGTGGCCGAGTTGACACCACACCAATAAGTAAAGACCACATACTATGCCTAACCCATCAGGAACCTATAATGACGGCGGACTTGTCTTCGGCTCGCAAGTCGTTTCCATCGTGTCCGTAGCTTACGTTGCAGAATCGATTAACGTCGACCGCTCGACCTCTGTCATCGAACAGAAGAACGAATATGGCGTGCCGACTGGGCAGGTCTTGATCGAGCAAATCCCTACCGGCTCCATGACCCTGCAGCTTGCCAGCTCCGCCACTGTGGCGCCCTCGATTGGTGCAGCATTCACGCTCGTGCCGGTTGGTGGTGGATCTGCCACTTTCCTGATCAGCAAAGTCGGAGAGCAGTTTAGTCAAGATGGCGAGACCAAACTGTCCGTCGATTTCCGGAAGCAGCTGAACTAATAGACTGCCGGCGAAAGCTGGCAAGATAGCCAATGGATCTGCATGAGATACCAGGCTATGACGAGGCACTCGCAGAAGAGCGCGAGATGCGCGCTCGTGTCTGCATTGGCGTGCCGCATGATGTGTGTGGAGTGGCACTCCGGCCGATGACGTTGCAGGACTTTGTCAATCTGCAGGCGCTGCGCTCACCGTTTGTGTCCGGTGGCTTTATCAGGCGCATGGATTGCTTGCAGTTGGTATGCTACATGCGAACCGATTATGTGGCTCCGGCTGATAGCTGGATCGGCAGATGGTTTGGGAAGCGCAGGAATTCATTTGTGCTGCGCCGACTGCGCACGATGACCACATCGGAGATTATCGGGCAGATTAACAATTACATGGACACCATGTTTCTCGACTCACCGGCATCGTCATCCGGTGGAGTTGAGTCGGCTCCAATAGCATCGAGCACCGCATCGATCATTGATCAGCTAGGCTCCTCATACGGCTGGTCCATTGGCGAGATGATGTCCGTGGAATTGCCCCTGATATTCCAGCTATTCCGCATCCGACACATTATGGACGGCGGCAAACGCTCGGCTTTGATTAATCGAAAAAGCAGCAAAGTCATTGGCGACTACTTGCGCAAAATTAACTCCACAGAATGAGCCTTTCTACATCAGTCGGATTCAAGTTAGGCGTGGATTCCGCGTCGATGGATGCAGATTTGGCAAAGGCCAAAACTAAGGTCGACAAATTTGCCAAAGACGTAGAGAGCAAAACAAAAGCCAAGGCAGGCAAGAAAGACGAAACATTTGGATCCGGTCTAATTGAGGGTCTTGGGTTGCCCACAACTATGGCTGCGCTCGGAGCGGCAGCAAGCGCAGCAGCGGTAGGTGGCATTGCTATGCTAACCAAGTCAGCCATGGATATGGCAGATGCATTGGCAGACGCAGCCGACAACATGGACATGTCGGTTGAGCAGATTCAGGTACTACAGGCGCAATTTGGTAATGCAGGTTTGGGAGCCGAGAAGTTTGCAAAGGTCATGGCTGACCTTTCGCTCAATGTTCAAAAGGCTCGCGATGGAGATGTCGTTGCACAGAAGGCACTCCAGAACCTCGGGCTGTCATACGAGGATCTGTTCGCTTTATCACCTGCAGAGCAGCTTGCGAAGATATCTGACGCAGCGCAGGAGCTAGGCGACAAACAGAAGGTTGCGGCTAATCTGTCCGAGGTGTTTGGCAAAAACGCCAGGCTAATGGTTGGGCCTCTAATGCAGGGCGGAGATGCCATGCGTAAGTTTGGCGAGGACTTTACAGTAGCCACAGCAGACAATGTTAAGAGGGTCGGCGATCTAGCTGATGCAACTGCAAGTTTTTGGACCGAAATAAAAGCCGGTACCATTAACGCCATGGGCTCCATCATTAAGTATGGAGAAGAGCATTCCAAAGTAATGGATGTAATTAAGAAGGGAATGATCAACAGCTTTGACGCCACCCTTGGTGGGGCAATCACACTTGGGAAATTGCTGACTGATAAGCTGGGTATAAAGGACAGTATAAAGGACATTGTGGCTCCCAAAGCCAGCATGACAGAGGATCCAGAGGCGAAGAAGAAGCGTGAAATAGATGCAGCTGCTGCTCTTCAACGTCAGGCTGATGAGGAGGCTCTGAGTGCCGGAATGGAAATGTGGGATCTTTTGAATGTGGTTGCAGATGAGCGGAAGAAGGTTGCTGAGATTGAGGCTGCCACAGTAAAGATCGCAGAAGCTGCGATATTCTCACGGCTATCTGATGAGGAGAAAATCAATTCCCTCACAAGAGATCGACAGGAGTTGGAGGCTCGCGCAACTGAAGATACAATCGATGGCGCTAATGCGCGACAGGATCAGCTGGAGATTGAGGTGAAGATAGGTGATCTGCAGGCTCGAATCGCCGACAAGCAGGCGTCAGCAGTTGCACGGCAGCGGCAAGAGCAGGAGCGGATCAACACCGAAAATGATAATGCAATGCAGGCTCACCACGAGCTTGGCATGAAAGCTCAAGAGGAAATGATGAAGCGTCAGGAGGATGCAGCATCTAAGCAGCTTTCTAGGCATGATCAGGAAAAGCAAAAGCTGGCAGAGATTGCGCAGATGAAGGATCAGATGGTCGGGCAGGATATTGACCAGCAGAACATCATGCGAAATGAGATGCTCAAGACCAAGGAGGCCGAGGTTGGTAAGATCAAAGCCAGACTTGCGATGACTCCAGAGCAGCGCAGGGAGGCTGATAGGGCAGAGCGTCGCGATCAAGCTGCGCAGCGAAAGGCTGAACGTATTTTTGAAGGGAAGCAAAGAGAGCGTGATCAGAAGCTGGCTAGAGAGCGTGGAATCGATGGACGCAAGGTTGCACCAAAAGATGTAGCACCAGCACCTCCTAAGGCCGGTGATCCTGCAGACACAATGAAACGTGCATCCGATGGTTTCATGCAGGCCGTGGATGACCTTCGCAAACTACGCGTGGTAGCAATCACTAATACCTAACATGCCAACCGGAATCCATTACGACCTAACGCACTCCTCGGCGACTCCATTGGCCGACGGGCCTAAGGTTTATGCGTTCGACGCAGACAGCCAGTCGACGAATTACAAGCAGCAGTTTGTTCAGAACGCAGCCGACTGGATGCCGTTAGCCTGGGGAACCGAGGGTGACACTGGCTACTATTTGGTAGAGGAGAGTCAGCCTGAGAATATCGACGCAGGGATGGTGCGATGGACTCGCACATATTCGCAGGTACCACAGGCACACACTGAGTTTGAGGCTGTCAGCTACAACTATAACACCATCTACGTCTGGGATCCTAACATTCCACCGGCTGGCAATTGGCTTTTATTTAGTCAGGTGGTTTCGTTCTCAACGATGATCACGTCGAAGGTTAACTACACATACTACCTCACCGACGATCCAGCCACCGACATTACAATCGATCTTGCATGGAAGATCTTCCAGCTTGCGAACAATTACTTTTTCCAAGGCACCAATCCATACTCAGACCTCAACAACGTGCCACCGTTTTTCCTTGGAGATGACTCAAGCATTACTCGGTGGCGTGGTAATATCTGGCGCAAAGCCAATCGCATGGTGCCGGTGCCGGTACTGGAGTGGAGTATATTCGCCTAAGCCATGGCCAAACTGATCCAACAAGTACAGCTCGGCAGCACAGACACGCTGCTAGTCACCAATCGAGCCAATGAGTTGATCGACAAGCTCAACGCATTGCTAAATATGCAAGTGCAGCCAGCCGAGCTTGGCAGCTTTGTGGTGGGTGATGCAGGCAATGCCATCCTCACCCTATCCGGCGTGGGAGGATCTGCACCGGCCGATATTAATCAGGCGATCTCTGATTTTGTAGACACTTATCTGACGATCGAAGTGTCATGCAATAATGATGGGACAATAACCGCATCTATCGTGAACAGTTATGGCACCTAACATCTGCCCGTCTTGCTGTTGCGATTGCTATTTGCCAGTCCCAGAAAACCAGCGATACAAATGGGATGTTGGCAAGGGTGACAAGCTGGATCCAACCCCGTGCGTCATTGGCACCGGAGAGTGGGGAGGAGTCGATTGGGATCCGGTAGCGTACATGGCAGGGCAAGTTGGGCAGCCATGCGTTCCTGAGCCATCAGATCCCGAAATAAAGGCTTGGAGCTACCCTCCAGATTTTAGTTTCTGGATTTTGAAACGCACTGGAGATCCCGGATGCTCCGAGGTTGAAAACCAGATCGGGAAATGTTGCATGTGCGGCCGGTGCTACAAGGGATTTGGGGCCATGTACGAACGCATCGAGTATTATACCGAGGGGGCAATCGATCCAAACTTTACGACGTGTTTTGCGCGACCTGAACAGATCGAGTCTTACCAACCTTTGCCGGATGAAGAAGTTGAGGAATGGAATCGACTTGGCACAGGGAGTGCGTTTTTGGCGTTTGATGGAGGAGCTGGGTTTCTCTGCGAGGTAAATGGAGAACCGGTCGACATTAATACCATTGTCCAACCCAGATGCATTGGGCGCGCAATCGACTCGCAGAGAATCCAAGAACTTACTGAGCCTTTTGACTATTTCGAGTGGCACTGCCTTGGATCTCTTGATTCGGAAATCGATGCAAAGAAACAAGGTGAACGCGACAAGTGCATCAATTCTGGGTTTCTAAAAGTTCAGGGGGCAGTTGGACTTGTGGATGGGGGGCTTTCTGCAAACCAGACGTTTTCGATTTCATACGACCCGTTAACTCCGCAGATTTGCAAAACCGTATTCAATGACCAACGGACACTGACTCCAGACTACCGAGGAGTGAGGCAGGCTCAGGATCTTGGAATTTGTTCTTCCAACGATTTCACCACCTATTCTAGGGATGCGAATGGATATCCAGACCCGACAAAACCTCTGAATCACATTGTTCGCAAAGGGATTGTTGATCCAACAGAACAAGGCGCGCAATTTTGTTATGGATACATCTGCAACGGATAAACTCGAAACCAGCAAACTAGCAGTCGGCCAATTCTTGATCGAGGCAATTGGATTCCCTCTCTTTGCAAATGCGTTGGCGGCTAAATACCCAGAGGCAGAAAAACTGATCCCAAAACCGAATGAGTCCAAGGACAAAGGGACGCTTACTCCTCTTGCGTTATGGTTTCACGAAGATGAATCTAGGATTAAATGGATTGATGGGGTGATCGCTGAGTGCGTGATGATCGGACAGATCGGACAGATGCGCAGGATTGGTCTGACTAAAGACAACCGGCCGTTGACGATGGAGAATGTTGGGCCGAACATTTGGCGCAATCTTCATTTGGCTGCACTGCGATGGACCGGAGATGTACAGTCTCAGGCTTCGCTTTTGGTTAAAGTTGGCAGGAGCATTCCATGCGGAGAGTGTCGCAGTTTTTGGGCAAACAGGCTCAGAGACATGCCGCCTCCAAAAACCAATGCGGATGATTTCTTCCGCTGGACTTGGGAGACTCACAATGCGGTCAACGCAAAGCTCGGCAAGCCACTGATGGAGCTGGCCGAGGCGCTTGCCATGTATCAGCAGCCGAGTTGACACCGCGCTCTTTAGTGTGAGCATCCTTCGCCCGAACTTCAACCTGCCAGCGCACCGAAAGGGCGACACGTTCCGAGCATTGCAGTTCAGCTTAAAGCAAAACGGGGAGGCTGTGGATATTACTGGAGCATCGGTGCTATTTCAGGTGCGCACCTCGCCCACAGGCACACTGGTGCTCGGACTTGAGGTGGGTGACGGCATCACGATTACCGATGCACTCGGTGGTGTATTTTTCATCGACGAGCAAATCATCGATATTGCATCTGCGCTCTATTACTACGAGCTGGAGGTGACTCTGGATTCTGGCTTCCGACTCACTTACTTAACGGGCACTTGGCAGATTTTACAGGACGTCGCACGATAATGAGCAATTGCAACAACTCACTCACGGATCCGGTCTCTATCACAGTCTCACCGCAGCGCGTCGATCTGGAGATCGAGATTGCGCGTGGCATTGCAGGGCCGGAGGGGCCGCAGGGGCCGCAGGGACCACAGGGACCGGCTGGAGATGTAGGGCCAGCGGGGCCTGCGGGGTCGCAGGGTATTCAGGGGATTCAGGGGATTCAGGGCATTCAGGGTGAGCGTGGAGAGGTGGGGCCACAGGGGCAGCAGGGCATCCAGGGCGAGCAGGGAATACAGGGCGAGCAGGGCATACAGGGCGAGCGTGGACTGCAGGGCTTGGCTGCGACTATTGCTGTCGGCAGCACAACCACGAGTGAGCCAGGAGGCGATGCCGAGGTGACTAATGTCGGCACATCGGAAGCGGCTGTATTCGATTTCACGATTCCGCGCGGGTCAGTAGGACCAGCAGGACCACAGGGGCCAGTAGGGCCAGCGGGGCCGGAGGGTGTAGCAGGTCCAACGGGAGACGTCGGTGAGGTCGGGCCTCGTGGATTAGAGGGTGCTGTTGGACCAGCTGGTCCAGAGGGTGCTGTGGGACCAGCGGGGCCTGAGGGGCCTCGTGGATTAGAGGGGCCGATGGGGCCTGCCGGAGAGGTTGGGCCAGCGGGTCCAGTCGGTTCGGAGGGGCCAGCGGGGCCGACCGGATCGCAGGGGCCAGAGGGTCCACAGGGTCCACAGGGGACTGCAGGTGATACCTACGCGACAACGTCATCGACGACTAATACATTAGGCAATGGGATCCAGACGTGGGTCGTTAACGACCTCGGAGTTGATTACACCGTCGGCCAGCCTGTGATTGCAGCTTACGACGCAGACCATCATGCACATGGCAGTGTCGTGAGTTACTCGCAAATCAGCGGAGCATTAGTGTTGGACGTAACCAAACACACGGGCTCTGGCACTTACTCATCGTGGTCGATCAATCTTGAGGGAGTGGCTGGAGTGCAGGGTCCAGAGGGGCCGGTAGGGCCGAGCGGTCCAGAGGGTGACGTTGGTCCGGCGGGGCCTAGCGGTCCAGAGGGTCCGATGGGACCGGCCGGGGATGTAGGGCCAGCGGGGCCAGAGGGTGCTGTGGGACCAGCGGGTCCAGAGGGACCTCGTGGATTGCAGGGTGAAATTGGTCCAGATGGTGCTCAAGGTACTGTTATTAATAGTTACCGTGGCGGATGGGACAACTACACATACTACTCAATAGGTGACATAGTAACACTCGATGGCAGCACATACATGCTAACCAATCCAGCAGGCTGGACGGTTGGCGGCGCTCCTCCTGACTACGGATGGTCTTTGCTCGCCAGTAAGGGAGTGCAGGGAGACCAGGGCGCGCAAGGCCCGGATGGACCACAGGGCTCGATTGGGCCGGATGGTCCACAGGGTCCACAGGGATCGCAAGGTCCAGCCGGAGCAGATGGATCATCGATCACATGGCGTAATGGCTGGGATCAATACACCAGTTACTCAGCAGCAGATGGAGTATATTACGATGGCTCGTCGTACCGAGCTAATTCTAGCTCGCAAAACCAGACTCCGTACATTGGATCTGCATACTGGCAATTGCTGGCGATCAAGGGTGACACTGGATCGCAGGGCCAGACTGGCAGCCAAGGCGAACCCGGCACTCCTGGCACATCGTTTGTTTGGCGCGGTGAGTTTGCAGTCGGAGTCTATAACGCCAATGACGTAGTTGAGCACGAGCATTCCACCTACATTGCGACAGCCTACACCGATTCTGCGGTGCCACCCAATGCACCGTGGCAGCTAATGGCGGCTAAGGGGCAGGACGGTAGTCAGGGACCGCAGGGAGTGCAGGGCGAGCAGGGCGTGCAGGGGCCAGCTGGCAGCACTCCGAGTGTGACTGGCACTGGAGTCTGGCACTCGATCAGCGGCGAGTTGCAGTCGGCTGCAACACAGATCGTCAATGCTGATGTTAGCGACACTGCTGCAATCAACCAGGCTAAAATCGAAAACCTTACCACGGATCTCGCTGGGAAGGTGCCGACGAGCAGGTCGGTATCGAGTGGCACTGGGCTAAGTGGTGGCGGCGCGTTGACCGCAGATCTTACGCTGTCGGTATCATATGGTACCAGCTCCACCACGGCCTGCGTTGGCAATGACAGTCGGCTGTCTGACTCGCGGACACCTACTGGCGCTGCTGGCGGTGCGCTCACTGGCACCTATCCTAGCCCTGGTCTGGCAACTGTTGCCATCGGCAGCGGAGGCACTGGGGCGACCACGGCTGCTACAGCACGCGCTGCACTGGGCCTAGCGATTGGCACTGATGTACAGGCTTATTCGGCGAGCACTACGCTTCTGGGTAATGCTGCCACCGGCACTGGATCGATAGTCAGGCAGACTAGTCCGACTATATTGAGTTCGCTAAACGTGCAATACGGAGCAAGCGCCAATGGGGTTGTAAACGTCAATTCGCTCGGCAACATCAGTTACTATACAGCGACCGATGCAATTAAATGGCAAATCATTGCTGACTATGCATCCACCTCTGTAATTAGGCTTAGCAATCCTGCGACAATTGGTTTTTTTGATGGAGCAGACATTTCCACTTCCAGCGCAGCGTCTGGACTTTGGCGGGAGGATAATGGACTCGCGGTGAGATTGGGCGGCGCGCTAGGCGCAGGCACAGTCGCGCAGTTGTTCCGCGTATACAATACATGGAGCGGCACTACTAGTTACGAACGCGCCAAAGTTGCGTGGGAAAGCAACGCACTAAAGATCGGCACGGAGAAAGGCTCCGCTGGTGGCACTGCTTGCGCACTCTCAATACAGACCGACGGCACTGATCGCATTACTGTAGGAGCCAATGGAGCCATTAGCTTTTCTACGGCTCTACCAGTAAGCAGTGGCGGCACTGGATCAAGCACCGCATCAGACGCTCGGACTGCGCTTGGACTGGCCATTGGCAGTGACGTGCAAGGCTACTCGACAAGCACTACGCTGCTTGGAAATGATTACACTGGCTCAGGACCAATAGTCAGGCAGGCAGGTCCAACTTTGAGCGGAACCACAACGGTAAATGGATTTGCGACCGGAGTGCAGTCAGTAACAGCGGCATCTGCAACTTGCAATGGCGCAGCCGTGGTTCTAGCTGACGCATCAATAAATGCAATCAACATGACCTTGCCAGCGCCATTGGCTGGTCAGGTTATTACTATCAAGAGAACCAACAGCAACGCAAACACTGTGACCATCACTCCTCCCTCTGGATCAACAATTGATGGTGCGGCAAATAAAGTGCTGACTGTGCAATACCAAAGCATCACTGTTGTCTGCGACGGCGCCAATTACTTCATTGTCTAATATATGTCATATCTTGTTCCAAAAGTAACTGCAGGCATTGGCATGACAGTGAGCAGTGGGCCTGAGGCTTTGCTGACTGCTAAAGGGCTTGGCACTCAGGTAAAGACTGTTGGAATCGACGCTGAAACCATTCAGGGTTGCATCGATTTATGCAGTGGAGCGTCTGACCAAAACCCTTTCACGGTTTTGATCCCACCAAAGGCAGGTAATTACGTTGAGTCGCTAACGCTCAAAGGGTGCGTTTCACTAGTAGGAGTAACAAACGCTCTGAATGCAGAAGCAATCAATATCACTGGATCGCACGCATACGCCCCTGCCAGCGCAAACGCAAATGCCAACCGAATTGGTTTTCAGAATATTGTTTTTGTCTCAGAAGGAGTTGCGACAAACACAATCAATGTCTCGTCTTCATATAAGTACACATCACAGATGCGCTTTTCTGGATGCGTATTTTCTGGAAGCAAAAACAATACCTACAGCCACATTAGGGCCGACGACAATGTGAGCGTGTATGTAGACAATTGCCGATTTGAGTCTACGTCAGGTGGCGCAGAGTCTGCTGCCATCACTCAGGGAAATGCTCCGTTGTATCTGACGAACAACACATTGATCGACGTATTCGGACGCGCAATTGATGTTCCGGTTTCCAGTGTTGTGTCTGGGTCTAGGACAGCAGTTACTACCGCCGGTTCAAAAGTTTTGAATCTAACTGTAGGAGACACAACCGCACTGGCAGTTGGAATGAAGATCAATGGGACTGGTGCGCTTGCAGGTGCGACCATTGAAAGCATCACAAGCAGCACGCAGCTAGTAATGAACACTCCTCCAGCAGGAAGCACAGCAGGTACATTCTCAGTCACATTCGGGCAGACTCCTTACGTTGAGATTCACGACTCGATCCTTATCAGTAAAGGCACTGAGACTGTCAGGCTCGGCAATGGTTTGCTGACGTGCAACAACTCAAACTTTACCAACACTGCGACAGTATCAACATCAGGCTTTGCAGGCAGTGGGATCACGATGCTGTCTGCCAACACCGTGGTTGGAATAATCAATTCCTCGTTTGGAATATCAGACACGACTGGCTACACGATCACTGCAAGCGTCGCGACTGCCTACGCAGCATTGAACGGAGTCTCTTATTCTAATTCAGTGCTGAATCCGTACAGCACGTTGATCCATCCAAACGTATCAGTGCTTGATTATTCCAGCAGGGCCACAAGCGTAGCCAACGGTGGCACTGGCCAGACCAGCTACACCAATGGCCAGCTTTTGATCGGCAACACAACCGGAAATACGTTGGTAAAAGCTACGTTGACAGCAGGCACTGGCATCAGCGTTACCAATGGTGCTGGAACAATTAGTATTGCGAATACCGGGGCGCAGCTAACGGCAAACACGTTCACTGGAAAGAACACATTTCAGGCCGGATCAACAGGAAGTGGAGCGGTGCCATTCGCGTTTCAGGCAGGCTCATTGATGACTACTCCGCAGGCGCATTCGGTTGAGTGGGATGGAACAAACGAATATGTTTCCACTCACTCGCAATTTGCTGGTTCAATCAGCGGAACAACTTTAACTGTTAGTGGGTCTGTCGTTGGATTGATTCAGGTTGGGATGCGAATCAATGGCACTGGAGTCACTGCTGGGACTACCATAACGGCTGCCGGAACTGGCACCGGAGGAACTGGAACATACACAGTTTCCGCGTCTCAGACTGTTACATCCACAACTATCACCGGAACTATCAGGTGCATCAAGGGCACGTTTGTAAATGGCGCGGCTGGTGGCACTGGCGCAGTACCTGCAAGCAGCACTGCAATTGGACGGCCAGGTCAGCTTGCGTTTGATTCCACCGGATTTTACGTCTGCACTGCTTCAAACACTTGGCGAAAGGTTGCTCTGACTACATTTTAACCAATGACACTAGAGCAGGCACTAATCTGTGGAATCGGTGCGCTATCTACTGCGCTCACATGGGCAGTTACTAAACTCTGGGCCAGAAGCGAGGAGTGCGAGGCTGATAGGCGCGCGCTACGCCATGCCATCGAAGATCTGCGAGCCGAGCATGGTTTGGCCAAGGGCAGGCTGGAATCATACGAACATTGCCCACTCGGCGAATGCCCTTTCGCATCTAAACTATGAGCACTACCATCAGTTACATCATCGCACACTGGGCCGACATTGTCACAGCAGCATCCGGAGTGGTCATCGCAGCGCGCGTGATCGTCAAGCTGACACCGACTCCGGCTGACGACTCTGTGTTGGAGTCTATTGTCACCACACTCAAACACCTCGGACTTCACATCGGATCCGATAAATGATCGCCAGCCTAATCAGGCTGCTAATGTCGGCACCTGCGCTGGTAGATTTACTCTTAAAACTACGAGATGAGATCGAGACTGAGATGGTGCGCCGCGCTCACAGTCGCACTGATGATACTATCGATGGCTGGGTGCGTGACGGTAAAGCACAGCCGAGTGCCGGTGCTGATCGAGCACCTGAATAGACACGACTTCACAGTTTCACAGCGAGAGACTATTGGAGAGCTACTGCGATACATTAATGACCTTGAGCATGACACTCATCGAACTCACTAAGGCGGTGCAGCAGAAGCTCGGTGTGACCGCAGATGGACAGATCGGTCCTATCACCATGCAGGCAATCTACGAGGCCGTCTGTGGGCATCCTGATGCTTCGGCGGCGGCAATAATCAGCAGGCCACTAGACGAGCGAAGTGAGCGATGCATCGCCAGCCTGCATCCGCAGGTGCAGCCTTTGGCTCGGAGTCTCATCCAGATCGCTGCCGAGCATGGCGTGGAGATCCGTGTGATATCAGGCAACCGGACTTATGAGGAGCAGAACGTCCTATTCGCGCAAGGCCGTACCACGGCAGGCAAAATAGTCACACGCGCTCAAGGTGGATGGAGCAACCACAACTTCGGGTTAGCATTCGACATTGGCGTTTGGGAAAACGGCCAATATCAGCCAGAATCTAAAAGCTATCGGATAGTCGGCAACCTAGGTAAAGCCATTGGGCTGGAGTGGGGTGGCGACTGGAAAAGCATAGTGGACGAGCCGCATTTCGAGGTGGTGCCAAAGTGGGCGCAGAGTTTATTTGAGCCTGCACGGCTGGCCGAATATCGAGCGCGTAAAGCGCAAGGCACTGATCTATTCGCATGATAGTTGGAATAACAGGCTATGCAGGCTCCGGCAAAGACGCACTCGGCAAGTGCTTCGTGAGCAACCACGGATACACTCGAGTGGCATTTGCCGACGCAGTCAAACTAATGGCGCTCGAGCACCACGGCTGGGACGGACGCAAGGATGAGGCTGGACGGGCGCTTCTGCAGGAGGTGGGCTCGATGATGAGGGATGAATACGAGCACTACTGGGTGGATGCTGCATTCGCCGAGGCTGCAAAGCATGAGCATGTAGTCATGACCGACGTGCGTTATCTGAACGAACTGGCCAGACTCAGGCAACTCGGTGGTGTATTCGTGCGCGTCATTCGGCCTGGCGTGGGGCCGGTTAATGATCACCCATCGGAGACTGCGCTCGATGACCAACCGGCCGATGTGACTGTCATCAACGATGCAACCCTCGACAAACTGGAGCTGTGCGCTGCTGCGATTGCAATGCGCGTCTCTTTTATCCGATGAACATCACCAGAAAATGGAAGCGTGCACTGGTTGTCGGATGCTCGCACGGCATCCATGCTGATCCGGCGGCAATCGAGGCTGTGATTAGTTTCCGAGACTCATATCAGCCGCACACTGTAGTCCACCTTGGAGATTTCGTTGATACTACTGCATTCAGGAGTGGGGCTAAAGGCACGGCAGACGAGGGAAGCCCCGTGGATGCTGACATCGATTCAGGTCTGGAGTTCCTGACGAGACTACGACCGACGATGGTGCTGTGTGGTAATCACGAGCAGAGGCTGTGGCGAGCAATGGCCAGCCAGAGTGCCATCGTCGCACACTGCGCGGAGACGGTGGTCCGCGGCATCGAGGCACATTGCAGGCGGCTCAAAGCGTCACTGCGCACTTACACTGGAGTGTGGCAGGGAGAGATGCTGGGCAATTATCGACTAATGCATGGTGTATTTTACTCCGAGAATGCAACGAGAGATCATGCGGAAGCCTACGGCAATGTAATCCATGCTCACACGCATCGAACTGCTGTGGCTAAGGGCCGACGCAGCGACAACCCCACCGGTTACTGTGTTGGAACGCTAACAACGTCGACTAATATGGACTACGCATCCACGCGCAGGGCCACACTGAGCTGGTCCCAGGGCATGGTCTGGGGTGAGTACACAGATGGATCTGCACAACTATGGCTCCACGAAAATCAGACGGGAAGCGCCTGGCGAACGCCCCGCTGAACCCTGCGCTTGCCCAGCTGCTCGGCCGACTGCGCGATGGTGGAGTCGAGGCTGTGCCTGAGGGATGGCAGACCGTCACCGCGCTGGCAACTCAGTGGGGGATCAGTACACCCACAGCGCGCTATCATCTGCGGCGGCTGCTAGCCGCTGGACTCGCCGAGGTGCGCGAGTACCGGATCCCATCGGGCAATATGGCCGTTGCCAGCGTGCACCATTATCGATTGCTGGCATGATGACTCAGCCATCTCCAGACGCGCCCCGGTATGCCATCGGTGACTTCGTCCGCCGACGCCTCGCCAAATCCTGCGTGGGTCAGGTGGTCGCCATAGTGTTTGGGGCCGGATCTATATGCTACCGGGTGCGACACGAGGACGACTGCGACGAGTACGAGGGCTATGAGTTGGAGGCTACGGACGAGCCATCTGAGCATGATTCGCTGGCCGGATCGGAGGAGTGAGTAGGCCGGGAATCAAGGCTGGCACTGCATTCGCAGACTTTCTGCGATTTGTTTGAAAAAAGTGCTTGGCACCCCATGCTGCAAATGCATGATGGGCGCCACACCGACGGCGTGGTTGCCGGTGGTGCAACCCAAAAAAAACAAAATGTACAAACTAATCGACAGTTTCAACGGCGTGGTGATCAGCAGGCATCGGACGGTGGAAGCAGCACAGCGTGCGATGGAAAAGCACATGCGCGCGGTGCGGAAATACAATGGGGCAAACAGTTATCTGACGTACGAGATTCGCACGGCCAATGGTGGCATTGTCGCTTTGGAGGAGGTGTCACTGTGAGCGCCAAAAATCGCTGCGAAGTGCGTACGCAATATGGCGTTGCGAATATTTGGGAGGCTCGCCACGGACAGTGGTCATGGACGCTCGCTGGCAGCGAGGGTTGTGGAGCTGCAAGTTTCTTGGCTGCTTTGGATGAAGCTGAGCATGCGCAAGTGAAGGAGGTGCAATCGTGATCATACTTACTGGAGTCTGCGGTGCTACCGGCAAACTGCACGAGCGCACATTCGGATCGGCCGAGGAAATGTATAAATGGGCTGAATTGCGAGTGGACGATCTCGGTATCGACGCAGATAAGAGCAGGCCCAATGGCATGAGGAGGAATCGATGGATTCTGTCTATCGCGATGGATGACTATCGCTGGTGGTCTCTGAAGAGGTCCAAATGACTGACTGGACCGAGGGAGGACTACTCACAGCCGGGGCTGCCGCTGGTATGCTCCTCAGCATACCGCTGGTTTGGGCCTGCGACCGAATAGCAGCGCGGATGCGGCAGATCCGTCAGCAGCGCAGGCTGCTGGCAGGTATGCGTCCACGGCGCACGGTGGAGCTGGCACAGAATCATCAGGCGCGATGAGCGCGCGAATTACGGCTGCGCTACTAGCTGCGGCAGCATTCCTAGCATTCGCAGCGTGGTGGCTACGCAGATGATCACAGATCACCACGTCCAGAGATCTCCAGAGGAGTGCTGTAGGCACCTGCTCCTCGAGGTCGTGCTGACAGCCTGCTCAGACTGGCTGGCGGCACGAGAGCGCAATTGGATGCCGTCAAAAATAAAAGGTAAGTGGCCAAACGGCAATGATCTGGCCGAGTTGCGCATGTTTTTCCGCGATGGCTGGATTGATCGGCTGCTCCACATGGCAGGCAGCAGCCTGTGTGGGCGGCGCATACTGAGTGCGTTGGCCAGCCAGCCCCGTGATGATTTCGCAAAAACCAAACAAGCTGACCGCACCTCAGAGAGCCACATGCTCCATGGATCCGACGACATCACGGTCATTACCGGCGCCACTGACGTGCTCGGTAATACCACCGACATAGGCAGAGCCTGCGCGGCATGGTTGGAGCGCCGAGAGGCAGGCTACCACACGCGGCGCAGCTGGCACTCGATCGAGCGGGCAGATTTTAATCGCAGACATCCAAAACCAAAAACCAAAAATGAAAGCACCACAAACTAACACATCATCAGGCCCCCGTCAGATAGTCCCGGCAGGGACGCACGCTGCACGCATCTACAGCATCATAGACCTAGGGACTCATCAAGTGGAGTACCAGGGTGAGAGCAAAGCCAAGCGACTAGTGCGCATTGGATGGGAGCTGCTAGATGAGACCATCAGCATTGGTGGCGAGGACAAGCCGATGGTGATTGGCAAGGAGTTCACGTTTTCTTTACACGCGAAGAGCGGCCTGAGGAAGGCGATTGAGTCAATGATGGGTAAGGCGCTCAAGGATTCAGACGTGCCTACGTTCGACCTTGAATGTCTGATTGGAATCCCGGTGCTGCTGGGCGTGGTGCACGAGCAGAGTCAGGCAGGTAATACATACGCCAAGATCACCTCCTTCGCACCGCCAATGAAGAGCATGAAGCCACGGGCGCTATCACTGGAAAAGCAGGTGTTTGAGCTGCTGCCCAACAATTACGAGTCGTACAAGGCACTGCCTTTGTGGACCAAGCGCAAAATCAAGGAGGCCAAGGAAACTCCAAAAGACTGGGATCCAGAAGCCACAGCAACCGAGGACGGCGATGAGATCCCATTCTAACCCGGCGCATGGTTTGCCTTTGTCAGAGTTGTTGGATGCGCTCAGAGATGCAGGAAAGCGAACATATCATCAGACTATTAGAGCGCTCGCACGGGATCGTCAGGCCACTGCCACTGAACGGTCGCAGGCTTGGCTGGCAGTGGAGGAAGAGGCGAATGATCAGTTGCGCCGCTGGGATTATTTTAATCATCCAGAAATAGCATGAATAGTAGACAGAAAGGAGCTAGGGGCGAAAGAGAGTGGCGCGATCAGCTACGCGCAGCAGGCTACACGGCTCGCAGGGGCCAGCAGTTTGCAGGTGGGACTGACTCGCCGGACGTTATCTGCGAGGAGCTAGACTCGGTTATCCATTTCGAGGTCAAGCGAGTGGAGAGCCTAAACATCCACCGGGCAATGCAGCAGGCCGATAATGACTCCGGCAACAAAATACCCGTTGTGGCACATAAGCGTAATGGAGAGCCATGGCTAGTTACAATGCCAGCCGAGGCCTTCTTCGAGATACTCAGGAATGGAATCGAAGCATTAAAAAACTAATTATGAAAACCAAAAAACAAAAGGACGACAGACCAATAGGAGCGCATCCGTATATGACAGAGGAGCAGTACCGTGCAGTGGATGCGATCAACATCAGCAGCCTCAAATACATGAGCCGGTCTCCTGCTCACTACAGGGCGGCGCTCGATCATCCACGGGAGGCCACTCCGGCTCAGCTACTCGGCTCCATGCTCCACGCCACCGTGGCCGAGCCGCAGCGCACGCACTATGTGGTCAGGCCTGATGGCCTTAGTTTTGCCAGCAAAGAAGGCAAAGCGTGGCGCGATGCCCAGAGCCATCCGATCCTCGGCGGCGATGACGACGACGCAGTGCAGGCCATGTATCGTGCGCTGTGGCGCAGCGAGCGTGCAAAGAGCATGATAGTCGGTGCTACTAAAGAGTGTTCGGTGTTTGAGTTACACAAGCCCACTGGACTGCTACTTAAGGGCAGGATCGATCTCTTTAATTTCGACCGCACAAAAAACGAGGTGAGCATCGCTGATATCAAGACGACTGACGACGCCAGTCCTGGGGAGTTCGCACGCGCTGTGCGTAAGTGGCAGTACCACCGGCAGGCTGCGTATTACATGGATCTGGTAGGAGCGCACAGGTTCTTTTTTATCGCTGTGGAAAAGGCACCACCATACGCCGTCGCAATCTACGAGCTGGACGACCGCACCATCGAGTCTGGCAGGGAGGCAAATGAGCGCGATCTGGCGACATTGGCAACATGCATCAGGACCGATGCATGGCCTGCTTATTCGCAGGTCGAGGTGAAGCTTGGAATTTTCTAAACCACACGCAACCCATAAACAAACCATGAATCAGTATATTGATAAAAAACAATTGGCTAAGGCGTTAAAACTAACCGTCCGCGGAGTCGAATCCCTTATGGCTAGGCGCGTGATTCCATTCCTTAGGATTAGCAAGCGATGCGTTCGATTCGAACCTGAGAAGGTTATGCAAGCACTTCAAAAATTCAAAGTATAACAATGAACCCATCCACACTAGCCCGTATCATCCAGCAACTTATCGCTGCGCAGGAAGAGAATGACTTACTCATCGAGGAGTGCGCTCGCCTCAATCAGTTGCTGCATCCTGTGGCTGAACCTGAGCAGCATGAGCAGCCTGAGCAGCCTGAGCAGCCTGAGCAGCCTGAGCAGCCTGAGCAGCCTGAGCAGCATGAGGAGGCTTGGATAATCACCGAGGCGAATGAGGCCAGCGAGTAAGACCTCGCGAAACTTGGATAAGTTATGAGCAGAAGGTCAAATCTGACAGAAGAGGAAATTAAATGACTATGACGCAGCAACAATCGGACAGCTTAATGGATGAGAAAAAGGCAAAGCGCGCAGAATACTACCGCAAAAATGCAGATAAGTTGCGCGAAAATAGGGCAGAGTATAGGCAAAAAAATGCAGATAAGGTTCGCGAAAAGAGGGCAGAATACTACCGCAAAAATGCAGATAAGTTGCGCGAAAAGAGGGCAGAGTATAGGCAAAAAAATGCAGATAAGGTTCGCGAAAAGAAGGCAGAATACTACCGCAAAAATGCAGATAAGAGGGCAGAATACTACCGCAAAAATGCAGATAAGGTTTGCAAAAAGATGGCAGAATACTACCGCAAAAATGCAGATAAGGTGCGCAAAAAGGTTGCAGAATATAATCGCAAAAATGCAGATAAGGTGCGCGGAAAGAGGGCAGAACGTAGTAGGAAAATTGAAGTCAAGATTGTTAGCATTCAAAGAAAACGCCTGAAGACAATTGTAGGATCAACATCCGTACGCAGACACGAGATGACCGGCTGCACTTCAAAGGAATTGCGAGATCACATCGAAAGCCAGTTCGTCAAAGGCATGACATGGGACAACCACGGCCGGTGGCACCTCGACCATATCATGCCGTGCAGCGCATTCGATCTGACTAAGCCTGAGCATGTTAAGATCTGCTTCAATTGGCAAAACCTTTGTCCAATCTGGGCCAAGAAAAACCTGCGCAAGGGCAAGAAAATCACGCATCCACAGCTACATCTTCCGATTGGAATTACGCAGTAACCAAACCCAAAAAACAATGAACCTATTCCCGTACACCGGTCCGATGACGACCGACGACATATTCGCGGAGATAAGGATGCGCAGCTCGAGGAGCCTATCATGCCGTGACCGAATGTGCGGTGCCGAGGATTGTGAGACGTGCAGGGGGCCACAGCAGGATGATGAGGAGCAGCAGCAGAAGGAGGATAAAAAGTGAGCATAATGTTATCCCTTAACGGGAAACCTCCTGAAATCAAAACGCAGTGGAATGTTTTGAATTTAGGAGCTGGAGTCCAATCTTCCACATTAGCTCTGATGGCTGCTTGCGGAGAAATAACGCCAATCCCAGACTTTGCGATATTCGCAGATACACAGGCAGAGCCTAAATCGGTTTATGACTGGTTAGATTGGCTGGAAAGACAGCTTCCATTCCCAGTTCACAGGGTGACTAGAGGTAATATGACAGATGATATGATGCAATTTAGAACTGCAAAGGATGGACGAGTTTGGACTAAATCAACCATCCCGGCTTTCATGAAAGCTACTGATGGATCTATTGGGTTGCTTGGCAGATCATGCACTGCAGATTTCAAAATTGCTCCAATCCTTAAAAACCTGAGAAGGTTGTGTAAAATTAAGAGAGGGGAGAAATCGGTGCAAATCACTCAATGGATTGGCATCAGTTATGATGAAATCAATCGGATGAAGCCGAGCCGCGATAAATGGACGCAGCATAGGTGGCCTCTAATTGAAAAAGAATTGCGAAGGCATCATTGTTTGGAATGGATGAAATCGCACGGATACCCAGAACCTCCTCGCAGTGCCTGCTCCTACTGCCCTTTTCATTCCAACAAAGAATGGAGACGGCTCAAAGATTACGAGCCGGAAGCCTTTGCAGAAGCTGTTCGCGTCGAAAAAGAACTGCAACGCACAAAAGCATTAACGGACATTATGAGGTCGGTTCCTTGGTTGCACAAGTCATGCGTTCCTCTGGATCAAGTTGATCTGTCAAACGATAAAGATGCAGGCCAACTGGATATGTTTGGAAACGAATGCGAGGGACTATGTGGAGTTTAAGCCTGACACCGTCATGCTCGCCTGCGCATTCGCGTGGTGCGTGATCTTCTATCTGACACTCGGACGGCGGTGATCTTAGCATCGATCTTAGCGTGAGGTGGTTGCGCTAAGATAGGTGCGTCAAAAAACAAATGAGTTACCAAATTGTAGATCACGTTTTTAAGCGCTCCCCGCACAAGGGGGCGACTTTTGTGGTGCTGGCCGCGTTGGCAACATTCGCTCGGCCTAATGGTGTGGCATACCCAGCGCAGGCCACATTGGTCAAACGATCCAGGCTGAGTCTGCGCGCAGTACGCAACGCCATCCACGCGCTGATCGAGGCTGGAGATGTAGAGATTCTCCGGCCTGGTAGTGGTGTATCATCCACGCGCTATCGATTTGCGGAGATGTACATGGTGGATGATAGAGAGGCACCAGATGCCTCTCTAGAGAGGCACGAGCTGCCTCAGGGAGAGGCACCAGCTGCCGCCCTGAGAGGCACTAGGTGCCGCCCAGAGAGGCACGAGGTGCCGGGCAGGGAGGCACGAGGTGCCGCTCTAGAGAGGCACGAGGTGCCTCCTAATCAGTTATCTGAATCAGTAAGAGAATCAGTAAATGAATCTGTCACTGAATCCGCGCAGGCGCGAGAGAGGTTGAGGGAGAGGATTTCGAAGATGTTCGGAAGGGAGCCTGAGAGCAAATGGAGCAAAGCCGAGATGATCGCGCTAGATGCAGTGGCTTCACTCGGAACCTCGGAGTCTGATCTGGAGGCTTTGAGCAGATACTATCGGACCAAACTGATTCCTGCCGACAAGGACTACCGACGGAGAACCGTGGGAGCCCTGCTCGAAAACTGGCAGGGTGAGCTAGATAGAGCCCGTGGGTTTGTGCGTGAGCAAAAGCAGAGGGCTAACTCGATCCTATGAGCACCGACATCACAATTCCTACGTGCCACCAGATCGAGTCAGGGCTTGTCGGGACGCTGCTGCAGTATCCTATGCAGGTGGTGCCGATGCTGGTGGGTGCCAGGGTTGATGCTGGTGCCTTCCACGACTTTGCTTGCCGCACCATAGTGACCGAGGTGCTTCGCCGGTGGACGGCCGGGGAATCTACTGACTGGATCTCGGTGAGCCACTCGGTGATGGCCGAGGTGCCGGTGACTACCACGACCACGCTGGCCACGGGGCCGGGGCTGGTGTCGGTGGTGCCTCAGTGGATCGACACCATCCGTGACTATGCGTTGCGCCGGGATCTCATTAAGAGTTTCCGAGCTAATGCTCTTATCGCATCCGAGGAGGACGGGCGTGCTGCATTAGCGTCTATTACGCACGACGTTTCGATTCTAGGGGCTTCCGGCGATTCCGGTGGGCATTCTATTAAAGAGGGGCTCACGGAGCTTCTACGGGCGTTTAGGGACGGAGATGTAAAGCAGTCGATCCCTACCGGCTGGCCGGAGCTCGACCGTATCAGTCCAGTGAGGCGTGGTGATATGGTGGTGATCGCAGCCCAAGCCAAGGGCGGCAAAAGCACACTGGCGCTATCCTACATGGCCGAGGTGTGCCGACGTGGACTGCCGGCGCTAATGATCAGCCTGGAGATGCCGAGTCGGGATATCATCGAGAAAATGCTGGCTAGGGAGTCCCGCGTAAGACTTGATACCATGTACGCTCGCACATTCGGTGCGCCCGAGCTGTCGAGGATCGCACGGGCTAATGCCACCATGGCTGAGTGGCAGGCTGACATTAGGTCCGACTGTTATGACCTGTTTGCTATCATTGCCGCAGCCCGTGCAGCCAAAGCTCAACGGCCGGATCTGGCGCTGGTGGTCGTGGACTACCTACAGCTGGTCAAAGGACCACAAGGAGACTCGCGGGAGCGCGAGGTGGCCGAGGTGAGCAGGAGCCTGCGCATGTTAGCGATGGAGCTGGACTGCGTTGTGGTTGCGTTGTCGCAGCTTAATGATGAGGGAAAGTTGCGTGAGAGCAGGGCCATTGGGCAGGACGCCACGGCTGTGTGGGCTATTGGTAAGCACGACGGTGATGAGTCAGCCGATGACGAGCGCACACTGCACATCCCCATCCAGCGCAATGGACAGAGCGGTGTATCATGCCAGCTAGAGTTCCTCGGGCAGTTTGCTCACTTCGGTCATGCTCATGCTGCTACCTGATGATGATGATGAGCCTCCCAAGCAGCGACCGGGCGACTGGAGCGCCTGCACTCGGTGTGGTGTGCCGACGCAGGTGCGTGGATATTACATGGGGCCGGGTAATCTGCGCACATGGTGCTGCTGCGATGAGTGTGACCGAGGCATTAGACTGCGCACTAAATCTATTTGGCAGGTTGACAACGACAACCTAATGGGAGATTCATAACTTACCGGGCAACCACCTCTCCTCCCCGGCCTGTGGGCGTTCATGGTTTATTTGTTTTTCCATGGACGCCCACTCTTCTTATGTCACCAGACGACTATGATAAGGACGAGCTGATCGCCATAAGCGCAACAGTACTGCGGGAAGTGCTCGACTACATTGCTGGACCGATTGGTGCGCACGCTGATGTTAGGAGCTCATTCCGTCGATGTATGGCTGTATTGTGGGTGCTCAGGCCTGAGCTTGCTGGCGATCTCACACAATCGGAGCTGGCCGATAAGCTGGGTATCACTCGGAGTGCGATGAGCAAAATGA